TTCCTGAGCCAACAGCTGAGGAATATGGTAATTTACCTAAATGTGGAGCTGTATGGAAAGGAACCGATGCAACATTTAAAGTTGAAGGTGATTGGACAGACGAAAAAGAAGGTGTAGGTATATACGGATATACAAGAATAGATTTAGATGTAAAAGTATATCTGCATAGAGTACAAAAGGATATGGGTGGTACTTTTACAATTTCAAATGGTTGGATAAGTAAAGCTTATAACGAGAAAATAAAAGGTGATGAGGCGAATGCTCACCTCAGTGGTTTAGTTATTGATGTGAAAAAGGACATGTCAGATCCGCAGGCCTTTATGGATTCTGCGTTAAAGAATGGCTTTAAATATGCTGCAGAATATAATGACTTTATCCACCTAGACATAAGAGAGATACCAGGGACATGACAATAAATGTTTTTACACCTAGAACTAAAAAGGTAAATCTTTATTCAGATTTTTATAAAGATTTGCGTATTAGTCCTATATCAAAAGATTTGGCTATATTAAAAGATGAAGATTCGGTAAAAAGAGCAATCCGCAATCTAATCTTAACAGACCCAGGTGAAAGACTTATGCAACCAAACCTTGGTGCAGGTATTCGCGAAATGTTATTTGAAAATATGACACCTGGTACTTTAAAATTAATTGAAGAACGCGTATCCGATACAATAAGAATTTACGAACCTAGAGCAGAATTGCTTGATGTTGCTGTTGAAAATATTGATGAGCAAAAAGTCAATGTGACTGTGTTATTTTATGTAGTAAATGTAGAACAACCAATTCAGCTAGATGTTATTTTAGAAAGGAATAGATAGAGATGGCCAATCCGAAAACTCCAATAACCGAACTGGATTTTGATTCAATCAAATCCCAGCTTAAGACATATTTGCAAACGCAAACACAATTTAAAGACTATAACTTCGAAGGAAGTAATATGTCAGTACTTTTAGATGTTCTTTCATTTAATAGTTTCCAAAACAACTTTTATACAAATATGGCACTTAACGAAATGTTCCTTGACTCGGCCGTCCTCAAGAACAGTGTAGTTTCTCACGCCAAAGAATTAAATTATATTCCTCGCTCAAGAAAATCTGCTAAAGCAACTGTCACAGTTACTGTTGTCGACCCAAACCTTACAGCATCAACAATTACAATTCCACAATATAGCACTTTCTCAGCTACATATCAAGGCGAAACATATAATTTCGTTAATGACATTACTTATGTTGCCAGAAGAACAGCGCCCGGAACATATGTCGCAGAAAATGTAGAAATTTTTGAAGGCCAAATGTTAACAAGTTTCCAAAGAGAAGGCTTTATTGTAGACGCTGACGGTGTGCTTAGAGTTCAGTTAACAAATGACGAGGTTGATACCGATAGTATTGTAGTATTCGTTGACGCAGAGGCTACTGAGGACCAGAATGTATTTACGAGAGCAAATACTATTTTTGGTGTAGAACCTTCAGATAAAGTCTTTTATCTTGAACCATATCTCGACAATAGATATGCAATTTATTTTGGTGGTAATAAATTTGGATTGCAACCAGAAGAATTTGAGGATGTGCGTGTAAGGTATCGTATTTGTTCTGGTGACGAACCAAATGGAGCGGCAAGTTTTACCACATCCTTCCTAGATGGTGCATCGATTAATGTGGCGACTGTAATTGCCGCAAATGGTGGTGCTGAACGCGAATCATTAGAAAGTATTAGATATTTTGCTCCCAAGGCATTACAAATTCAAGAACGTGCAGTCACAACATCTGACTATGAAGTATTACTAAAACAAAAATATCCTGAGATTTCAGCTGTTTCTGCTTACGGTGGAGAATTATTAGACCCACCTCAATATGGTAAAGTTGCAATATCAGTTTATTTGGCTGATGATACAACTCTTATTTCTTCTACTCTTGCAAATGCTTATGTAGAATATCTTGAAACAAAATCACCATTAGGTATTGAACCAATTTTTGTACAGACAAAATTCTTATATGCTGATGTGACAGTTGATGCAACATATACAACTAAAAATACAGCAAAATCTATTGCAGAACTTGAATCATTAATACGAGCACAAATTCAAACATATTCAAATACAAACCTAGAAGACTTTAATAGAACATTACGATTATCTAAATTAAATGCTCAAATTGATGGTTTGGATACAGGCATTCAAAGTAATAGTATTAATATAATGCCAATTATTGAATACTCACCAACCATTAATATTGAAACAAATCCAACATTTAAATTTGAAGCGGAATTAATTAAACCATATCCATATAGAAGTTTTAATGGCTTTACTGATTATAAGCCTGCAATTAAGAGTAGTGTGTTTGATGATGCTGATGGAACTTGTGTATTTTTACAAGACGATGGTACTGGTACAATGATGACTGTATCAGATGACGAAACAAATCCTCAAATCATTAACCCAAATGCTGGTACTGTAAATTATACTACAGGTGAAGTAAGACTTCTTAAATTTCAAGTTTCTGGTTATACAGGCAGTGCAATTAAAATTATGTCAAATACTAAGAAGAGTGATGTTAAAGCTCCACAAGGAAGAGTGTTTATTATACGAGATGTAGATGTCAAAGTAAATATGACATCAGATACTCAAGGTTCGACTTCAAGTTCAAGTCCAGCCACAAGCACAACTAGTTCATCCTCAAGTAGTAGTTATTAAGTAGGAAAAGTCTATGGCGACTCAAGGCGAAACTCAAAAGAATATAGCCTTCTTTATTAAAAACCAATTTCCTGGTATATACAGGGAAGATGGTCCTGAGCTCGTCCAATTAGTAGAAGATTACTATAAGTTCGCTGAAACACAAACAAACCAACACCTATACAATTCAAGACGTTATTTCGATATTAAGGATATTGATACTACACTTGAAAGTATGGTTATATTCTTTAAGAATAAATTCCTTGCTGACCTACCTTTAAAAGAAGATATTGTTAAATTTATTGTTAAAAATATTCTTGACCTATACAGAAGAAAAGGTACACCAGCTGGTATTGAGATGTTCTTTGCAATCTTCTTTGAAGAATTTGATATTGACATTGTTTATCCAGCAAAAAGAATGCTTAAGGCTTCAAATAGTAATTGGAGACAAGGTGTTTATCTTCAAATGTTTTCAAATACTGGCCGATTTCTTTCCAAAACGGATAAAGAATATACATACGCAGATTTAATTTCTCGTAATATTACTGGTTCAGTATCAGGCGCAAAGGCAGCTGTATCAAAAGTCAATTCAGTTATTTTAAATGGTGTAGAAACACCTATCATTTATCTTGATGAACTTCAAGGTAATTTCCAGGTATACGATAGCATTATTACAAATATTGCCGGTGAGGTTGTATCATTTGGTACTGTGAATGGTTCATTAAGTGCGGTGGCAATAGACGATGAATATGCTCAGGCTACATCCAATAATAAATTAGGTTCAGTATTTAATGTTAAGTCACAATTTGGTGCCGGTGGTAAAGTTGTTGTCACAGAATTAGCAAATGAAGCAAAAGCTCAAGTAGATTATGAAGTGCTTGATGGTGGTTATGGTTATACAATAGAAAATACAAGATTACAAGTTTCAAACCAAATTATCCTAGTTGCAAATAATGATTTATTACAATTTGAACCACTTGAAACATTAGTTGATACAGCAAACAACCAAGGTATTGTTATCGGCCAAACTGTAAGAACAATTGGTGTGAAAATGAATCCTGGTAATGCATTTGATATTAACAGGCCCGTTTCTACTCTTGATAGAGGTGGTAATAACTTCACATTAACAGATATTCAAAATATTACAACTAAAAATGAATCATCACCAGGTACATTGTTCCCTGATGGTGGAGATGCAAATACCAATGTAATTGTCACATCATTAGATAATACATCAATCGCCGAAGTAATACTCGACCCAATTGCACCATTTGTAAATGCAAATAATGTACCATTAAATGCTGCTGATTACGAAACTTATGCTCCAATGTCAGGTACGGCTTCCCCAGTCACATTATCAACTCCACTTGATGAAGCATTTGATATTCAAAGTTTAACAATCGGAAC